GTAGCTTGTCTAGAACCATCAAGATAATATTTATTAGCCCCATAATAAGAAGCAACTGTAACGGTATATGTAGCCGCTATACTGGTGCCTGTTCCAGTGGCCGTAACAGTGCCTACAGAACCTGTTGCGCTAACGCCCGTAACATCTGCATCAGTAGGGGTTACAACATCTCCGCCAAAAGTGACTGTGCCTATAAGTCCTTTAGCAGGCGTAATTAGAGGCTCAAATTTAAGCGTAGATAAATTAAAAATAGGAAAAGTAACTTTTATATCAGAATTTTCTGATCTATCAGGTCGTGGATTACGCAACGCTTGAGCATCTGCAACGACCCTACTTGGTTGTAGTTGTGGATGTTTAGGCTCAAATTCATCCACTCCAACAAGCAGACCGTTCCATTCCTTACGCATATCTTTAAGACGATAACGGAAGCCGGAACGATCTGAGATTCCATAGGCATCTTTTCCAGAAGCGTATCTCGCCATTATACCCTCAAATATGAAATACTAGGCTGCAATTTCAAAGATATTCTATCTTCATCTTCATCTGCCGCACGTTGAAACTCTTCTTCGTACACAGTTTTTAACAATTGAACCCGTTCTGGAGCCTTTTTTAAGGCTATATAGTAAGATAGACCAGCTACCATGCATGGTAAGAACCGGAAAGGTGCATCTGTTGTATTTTGTAAGGTATCTGCGTCTTGAATACGATTTACAAAATAATAAACTAATGTTTCTGTAGAATCATTAGGTGTAGGCCACAAAGTAAGTACTGGAGTGGTTTGTCTATCAAAAAAGTATTGAGTAGGTCTTCCAGAAGTAGTTTTATTAGTAAGATTTAAATAATCACCCCTAGAAATTTTGGTCAAAGGTAAATCTACGTTACTTGTGTTTCTAACTACAACTTCTAGTAAATCGGCAATATTACTTGTCAAAGTATATGAGGCTGTTCCAGAGGTTAAAGCCTGAGTTCCAGCGGTAACAGTCCAAAGATTTAGTCCACGATTTGCCCAATCAGCAAACATCAGGTTTAAAGACCTACGAGCTGTCCTAGCATCATAACCCGTGCGAACTTCTAGTCCACACCGTTCATATGACTCCTCGATGATCTCACCTACGTCAATATCAAAATCTCTTGAACCAGAAGTTGCCATTACATGCGACCTCTAGGTTTCCGCGTTGGTACAGAACCCTGCATCATATTTCCAAGATTCTCGGCAAATAACTGCGCTCTTTTCACATCTACATTGCCACCCATCTGGTAGCCCATTGCCATAGCTTTGCGTGGACTTACCAAACCGCCATCTTCGTAGCCCATTTTGGACTTCTTGGCTTTCTTTTTTCCATACATTACTTTTTTCTCCTAACCGATTTAACACGGCGGGGTTTACCCGCAGGTTGTCCCAAACGCTTTTTCTGAGATATTCTACTCTTTTTTTCGCTTGCAGACAATTCGCTTGACGTTTTGGGGGTTTTACTAGACACCCGCTTAGTCGGGCGACAATAAGGGACACCACGTTTTTCACCCTTCTTTCTTCCGCAAACCTTACCCGTGCGGACATCTTTCCAGTCCTCTTTGAACCATCTTTTAAGTGCCGCGCCTTTTTTTGTTTTACGAACTGCCATCAGGATTGCTCCACTGCACCTTTAGTTCTTTTNCGCCGCCTAGGTAANACCTTGCCACAACCTCTAGCCACTGCCGTTCCCGGAATAGACTTACCTCTAAACTTCCGTTTTGGCTTTGTTTGTTTCATTAGAAAGTCTTACCTTTTNTTTTGCTAGAGCCACTCTTTCTTTTAGAGCTTTTACTCTTTCCTCCAGTGCCCCAGTTTTTGGCTCCAACTTTTCGGCACTTAGCAATTGCTCCGCTAGCATACGCGCTCGGAAAAACTTTATATCTTGCTTTAACTTTTTTATAACATGCATCTTTTGCCATTATGCCTTCGCCTTTTGTTTAGCTTTTGCACTTAGATCTTTAAAATGAAACAACTTTTGCGAAGTTTTCGTATGGTTCTTGCCTGAATGGAGAACTCCGTTAGCCATCTTGTGAGTGCCACCAGTAAATAATGTGCCATCTCTCTTATAATGTTTAACGCCCTTCATTTTAGAACTCCTACTTGATGGTGATTTTGAAATCTGTTGAGGGATTGAGCTGCGCGAGATTGCCATCGTATGTCCTTCCCGTAAACTCCTCCCACATGGGTCTGATCATGTCATGAAGCTGATTTACTTTTTCGTTGTTAGCATCCATCTTCATAGCCATGACCGCTACATTCTTGTCAACCTCAATAAGAGTTGACGATATCCATGTCAGTCCTGCGACACACGCACCAACAAACGCAACAAAGATGGTTCCTGCTATAAACTGAGAGCTTAACATTTCCACCTCCGTCTTGCTTGACGCAACCGTGAATTTGGATTCTTCGCCGCCTTTGGAAACTTCTTCATCTGACCAGCGGATCTAGCACAAAATGACTTACGCCGTTTAGCTGCTGCACTGCCTTTTTTAACTTTACCCGTAACAGCGGTTTTTAGCTTACTGCCGGGGTTGTCTCTCTTATATTTGGCAACACCAGCCTTTGTCATTCCCGCCCCACTTTTTGTGGAGCGGAAATACTTTTTTGTCTTCGGAGGCTGCTTGTCTGCCTTACGAGCCATTGTTAATAGCTCTTCTGCACTTGCATAATGATAGTGTATGTATCAGCAGAAGTATGACCTACCGTTGTGAACATGATATCTCCGGTCACACCAGAACTTGCAGGATTTGGTAATCCTCCAAAAGAGGTGTAATCATGATGTCCACTTTGGTTTTCGCCTAATTCAATACAAAAGTCATCTGTCGTAGCATCAAACAGAATTTTAACTTTCATACCATTACACTGCCACCAAATCTTTTCTATGGTAGCTCTGGTACATGTACTGCCATCTATACTTGCAGACAGTGCAGATACATCAATTTTTTTAACGGCACTCTCACCTGAACCATCCGAAATATTAGTAAACTTAAATATTGCCGTTTTCGGGTTATCAGTAAGTGTTTGCGATGTTACAGCGTCTGCCATATCAATCTCCTAAATCAATCAACTACGCAATTTGAACGTACTCGATGATGAATGTGAAAGAACCTGCTGTTGTTGCATCAACTGTATTGGTGATGTTACAGAAAATTGTTCTTGCTGTGTCGGTGTACTGTACAGAAGCTGGGGCTGTTGTTCCACTCTGCGTTTGAGCAACCAAAGCCGTGGTCGTTACGTTATGCACTACGACTGTAGTTCCGCCGTCAAGGATTTCATCAGTAACCGCCGCAACAATCTGTGCGCCAGAACTAGATGTACCAACCTCATAACCAATATCGCCTGTTCCAATAACTGGAGCAACGTCACAAAAAATCTTAATGTCAGTGATGATTGTATTTGCTGGTTGTGTGAACTCACCAATAGCTGGGCTGTCACCTGCTGTTGTATTCACAGTAACACCACTGGCAAAGCCAACGTGTTTTACAAATTTATTTGTTACAACTCCAGTTGATGCAATAACTGCAACATCAGTGAAGGCACCTGTTGTGGAGTTTTTAGAAACAACTTTAAAGCCGTTTTCGGAACGAACTGCTCCGGTGAAAGTAGTAGTAGCCATTTAAGTATCTCCTGTCGTGGCTAGTGTCAGTCACCCAATGTGACTGTCAGGGTAAAAATACCATACACCAAAAAAAGAAGAGCCGCAATAAATACGACTCTTAGTTAAGGGAGGAAGATATATCTCAACAATGCGTAAGATATGAAAACATCTTAACATAAAAAAGGGCGACTAAAAAGCCGCCCTTTAGATTCCACTAGAAAGGAATTACTTATGCGCCTGGTGATCCGAAGATCGCACGAGGATCAGAGAAGCCGAAGCTGTAACGCTCACGAGCCTTGAAACGCATGTTACCAGTGTCAAAGTCTGCTTCCATCTGTGTTGACAGAGGAACCCGCTCAAAGTGAACGAAACCACGAGGTGCGTCAGTCATAACGAAGAACGCATCTGTGTCTGTAAGGAAGTCGTTGACGGCATAACCGTCAGGTAACATTCCCATAGACCGTACTGCGTTAACGTCATTGTCTGCGGTTCCAACACGAAGGTTTGATACCATCAAACGCTCTGCAACGAATTGCAGTTGACGAGGCACAATAAGTTTCATACCACGGAGAGCAACTTTCAAGCCACGCTCATCAACAAATCCAGCGATGCTAATAAGAGCGTCCTCAAGTGAGGTTTCGTTCAAATCAGCAGCAGTGCCAGGCTCGTTGTTGAATGTGCCACCGTTAGTCAACGGGTGTGAAGCATCACAAAGTGCAACACCATCACCACCAGCATTTGCACCAGCCGAAAACGCATTGTTTAGAATGCTAGCTGCTTTAACTTGCTTTGTGTGAGCCATTGAACGAGCAAGAGCACGAGTGTAGCGAGATGAAAGACGATCATAGAGATTGTCCTCAACTGCTTCTTCAGTGATTGAAAATGCAAGTGCAATGGTTTCATGGTTGTACCGAGCGGTATATGCTTCGTTGGCATCATCAAAACTGATGGAAGAACCTTCCGACTTAGTCGGGGCGGCTCCAAAGCCTGAAAGCATTACCTCTTCTTCAAATGCACGATCTGAAGACTCAGTGGTGAAGATTTCCGAATGCTGGTTCTCGTACCTTGTATACTCCATTCCAAATAGAGCATTGAGGCCTGGTTCCAGTTCTTTCGCTAGTTGTGCGCGAGAAATAGCCATTGATCAAGCCTCCTTATACGCCAGTTGTAGAAACAGTACCAGCAGCAATGGAGCCTGTCGGCGCATTGAAGTGGTTGTTTATACGAACAATTAATGGAATACCAGCAGCAGTAAAGTCATTGTTTCTTGGGTCATCAAGGATACCCATGATACGCAGAGCTAAAGTGTTGGTGGTGGCGATAGTATTCAAGTCTGCTGTTGCAGAAGAGATACCAGATGTAG